ATCCATGGGATTAATAAAGCCTTCGCTCATTCTTGTTTTATTCATTTCTCATTAGCCTTTCTTAATTCAACTCCGCAGTAAGGGCAAAAATTAAATATCAATCCTTTTTCTTTATGAATTCCTGTTTTTGCACCTATAAAAGACCTAGTATCTTTTGATGTATTGATATCGGTATATACCCATTTAAAGATTCCTTTTTCTCTTTTAACAGGGTTGAATCCATCCATTGTCTCGTCAAGCGCATTACATTGAGAAACAAGTCCATTTATTACTTCGCATTTGCTCATGCCCCATACCTCGCAATGAGTGCGGCATCAGCCAGTGCTTGACCTTTGCCTTTGGTGTCTAATGCACGCCATTGAGGCCATAGCTGGATGGCTCGTGCTCGTGCGGCTTCTTTATCAGTACCGATTAGTCCTGCGGCCTTTTTCCACTTCTGTGGAGTCACCATGGTGTGGGCATAACCTAGTACACCAATCACGCCCATGACGGTTCCACAGCTATGACCAAAGTTAAACATGGAACTCACGCCTTGGCCCGGCATTGCATGTACATCCTCAATGTAGACATGATCCACATGAACGCCATGGTCTAAAAAGTAAGTCAGCTCTGATGCATTGACACGAGTTGATTTACCTACTTTGTAGGTAGGCATGGCTGTCCATTCAATGGGCACGCCATCATCCAAAATTACTATGGCCCCGGAGGCTCCGGGATCAATTCCAATCGTTAGCATTTTCCATCTCCATTTCGTTGTCTCTAGCTTGATGGTGAACCATCTCATCTAAAGCGTTTAGCTCGCTTTCAAAACGGCTCTTAAGCTCCTTTAAGGCTTTTAGTGCTAGATCATCCTTGCCATGGAATAGAACGCTGATTAGGTCAGCTTCTGATACCCGATCCATGATGTTTTCAATGGATATTGATTGGTTTGGCAGGATGTCAGGTTTTCCATGAATTCCAAGCCAGTATGCAAAGTCGTCCGATAACATTATTTTTTCCCTTTCAGTTGAAAGAATTCACACCGTTGAAGTATGAATCGCAGTGGTCGCTGTTGATAACCCATCTTGTCTACTAGCTTTTTGCAGGTTTTTTTAAGCGTGTTGTAGTTGTCGCATTCAAAACAAATACGACGGTCATCCAAAGGATCTTTGTCCCTATCAAACATTTGTTCAGCAAGATCCCATGCATCGTTTTCGCTAAGGCCTTCTTCTTGGAAAGTCTTGCGTCTTCTAGCATGGCGAATGACTGCCTTTTCTAATTCTTCTTCAGTCATTCCTAGCCTTCATCATTGCATCAGCCAATACATAAGAATTTTCAGCAATAAATTTAACTTTGGTATTGCCCTTGTCAACTCTTATGTTTCCGTAAATGCTGAAAAATCCTTGCATAGCTTTAGCGGCAAAGTAATCTCGTAAGTCCATTCCATCTTGGCTGTTCTCATATCCAGCAAACTTACCTTCGTAAAAAATAGGCGTTTGATTGTTTGTTATTTTTGGAAAAGCTTTCATGTGACTCTCCTTAGTAAACCCACACATCGTGGTAAGAAGAGTCTAACATAAAATTAGAGAATAGTGATAATAGAATTTTCTCTATCGATGTGAATATCGCCTTCACTGACTACGTTCCAATCAACTCCATTGGGATCTTGTTCAGTCCAAGCCAAAGCTTTAAGAATGACTTGTTTGCATAGGCGTTCTTTGTTCGTCTCATCGAATACACGCCACTTGTGTAGTTCGGTTCCACGACCGGGTTGGCCTGCTGATTTGTTGTATCTGACCCTGTAAATCATATGATCTCCACTTCAGGCTCATCTTTAGATGGAGCCACTGCAACTGCTAGGTTCATGTGAACAAAGCGAGTAGGCTCTTTACCTACGTTGCGTGTAAATGAATGCGGCAACCATGCTGGTACGAAGATGATGGTTCCGGCTTCAGGTGTGAATACGATCTGAGTTGAAGCTTGGCTGATCTTGTCATCGCTCGCCATAGGTAGATTCAAGATGACTTTTCCGGGACGTGGATCGTGAATGACTAGCTTGCAACCGTTCTTAGGCACATCCAAAAAGAAAAACGCACTGATCTGCGCTCCAAGGCCATGAACGTGCTGATCCATGGATGACATGTGATTGTGCTCTTGCGTCCACATCTCAGTGAAATAGGTCACTAGCGGCTCCATCTTGAATCCTTGAGCCTTGAGAATGTTCCATGCTGTTTGCGAGACGTACTGAGTGAAATTAGAAATCTCCTCTTCGCCGGAATAATTGGCGGTCATCGTAGTGACTTTGTTCTTTCCTTTACATCCTTTACTTTGCGCCAAGTAGCGATTGGATACAGCTTTGACGGACTCTAAAAATTCCGTCTTCTTGACTGCGTACAACGGCGTAACAAAGTAATGATTCTCTTCCAGCTTGTCCATGGTTTCTCCTAGGTGAATTTCTTAACAGTCTAACATGCGATTAGTGTCTGTGATTAAAAAAATAGGGGCCTCTTGACCCCTTATTGTTGATTAATATCAATTACTGATACCTTATTTTTAACTTATTTGATGCTGTTTGGTGAGCAGTCTCAGCCCTCCCCGGTGAAGGGGATGAACCTTTACAAGATGCTATTCGGAGCCGCTTGTCTCGACAGTCGTTCGATGCAGGGGCACTAGCTTCGCCACCCCTTTCCCTATCTCAGCATCTTTCCCGTAGTAGGGCTTTCCTCGTGACGCTACTGTAGGTGAGCGTCCGTCACGACGGTCAGAGATAGGCAATAAAAAAACCCCTTAAGAGGATGCTCTGTATGGAGTAGAACTCAAATAAATATATCCTCACGACTATTTATTTGAATTCATCAGAACACCCACTTAAGGGGTTTACTTTTTATCAGACTCCACTCCGACAAGAAGAATTCTAAACTACATTTGCAACTTTGTGCTTCCTTGCTTCCATAATTTTTCCAACTACTGCAAAAAGACCACATTTGACGTGTAGATCGTTTGCATCGAACCCGACCTCATCAGCCATAGTCCAAGGCAATCCAGTGGCTACAGCGGCCTTCTCGCCAGTCTGTGAGGCATCATTGTCAGCAAAGACGTACCGTTTTCCCTGAATTTGGTCTGCCACAGCGATTAAGTTGCTGGCACTAAAGCAAACCACCACAGAGGCTTTGATTCCACAGCTTCGCAGGGCGTGATGCAGGCTTAAGCCAGTCACATAGCCTTCGACCAGCCAAAACTCGTCGGCCTTACGATCTCCGATATAAAAGACCGCATTCTTGGCCCTCATCCCGGTGAGCATTTTCTTTTCGTACTTCATCTCTTCCGGCACCCAGTAGATCTGCTGGTATCCCTGAAGCTTGTTCGTGACTACGTTTCGCATAGGGATGAGCAACTTATCGTTGAGCACCAGCCCTTCATCCGTCTGCAGGCCTTTGTACTGCAAATATGGGTGGTTTGCCATTTTGGCTGATCGCAAAGTGATATCTGCTTGCAAAGCCACTTGCTCGTACTTATGCTGTTGGTCTGACTGCTGAGCACGACGTTTCTCAGCCCATGCACGCTTCTCTTCATCAGTCCATGGTTTGGCATGAGGATCGTTGTACCAAACGACTCTAGCGTCGCCTGACCAATCCATCACCCATCCACGCTGACCATCCCAAAAGTACGCTCCATTGCCTGAGCGTGGCTTCTCAACTGTCCCGGTACGCTTGATGCGATCGGACGGATAGAGCTTGTCGTAGTTGATGTCTACGCCATGAGCTCGTGCAAAATCCACAAAGCTCATATTTTGATCCTCACAAGTGGTACGCCGCCTTGATCGGAACCCATAGCTTTATCCAAGTGCTTGTCATAAGTACGAGCCATGGCTTCAAGAGTCAGTTTGTACTTCATCAATTCTGCAATTTGATCGTTCAAATTATCAATCTGATGATCTGTTTGGCGTAAGTATTGAGCCGCTCGCAATTTGTTGTAGTTGGAATCATTGAATGCTCCAGTTTCAATATCTTCTGCAATTTTGATTAAGCTCATTTCTCAGTCTCCTTTGACAGATCGTAAGTACCATAAAAAGGAATGTGATAAATCTCAGGCTCCGGCTTAGTCTCTATAGCCACGCCACGCTGACAAGTACAAGGGTAGCGACCATTTTGGCAATCACCGTTGCAACCTAATTCACCCAATGTAAACGTACTCATCTTCCTGTTCCTTTTTTATATGCAATGTTCATGCTTCTGATTTTATTCAGTACGTTTTTATTTATCTCAACCATTGGAGCTTTACTAAAGCCCCATTGACTGTCTTGTCCAGTGATCTGCTTAAACAGATGCCACGCCCGTCCTGATTGGCTCTCAGGCTTACTGTGAATGCGAGCATAGGTGCAGACTTGGTTCCAAAGATTCTCAGCGTTCTCCGCTAATTTCTTTTTGTTCTTGCCTTCACCAATGAAGATCTCCTTCATGTGGCCCGGCAATGCTTCGCTCATTTCTTTGCTGACTTTCTCATATCCGCAGGCCATGCAACGCTTATGGAATGGCTTGTAGCTACAGCGTGGGCAACCCTTCGCCTCAAACTCTTCTTGCGTGCGAATCTTCTTATCGAGCTTGTCGCCATCGTCTAATTTCTCAAGGCCATTGAAATAGATGTCGTTGAAGTCTTCAAAGAATCGAACGATGTTGCCGGAGAAGTCCAACAGATGGCAATCCTTCTTGCCAGTCTCAGGTGATGAGCGCAGGCCACGGCCCCACATCTGAATAGCAGTAGACAAAGACTTACGCAATGGGCGTGCGTCGCAAATACATCCCACGTCCGGCACGTCAAAACCTTTAGCCAAAGCCTCAACAGAGATCAGCACTTTCAAATGACTCTCAGGTTTACGGTACTCCTTCAAAAGCAACTCACGCTCTTTTGCAGTTGTTTCACTTGTGAAGATTGCCGCCATCACGCCCGACTCAATGAATTGACGGCATAGCTCTTCGCAATGCTTGATCGTGGCACCAAAGACAATGGTCTTACGGTTCTCACCGAAGCGATGCCAGTCTTTGACTACATCACCCACAATCTTGAGTTCACGCTCCTCAGCGGCCTTCTCAGTCCACTCGCCGCCCTTAGTCTCAGCACCTGTCATATCAGGCTTAGAGCACGAGAAGATCCTCATGGGTACTAAGACACCCTCTTGGGTCAATTGGTGCATCGTGGTGGCGTTTACGATGTTGGTGAAGATCTTTCCTAGGCCAGTCGTAAACGGAGTCGCTGAGAGGCCAATTACCGTTGCGTTTGTTGCGTTTGCGAACTCAGTCCATGCCTTGTATGTAGTATGGGCTTCGTCGACCACTAAAACGTCCAACTGAGGCCAAAACTCACGCTTGGCAATAGTTTGTACGCTGGCAATCTGCAAGAGCTCCTCAGGGCGTCTACGCCAGTGTTTAGCCTGAATAATCCCATGACCATACATGCCATAGCGATCGGCTACGGTAGAGGTCTGATCAATCAGGGTAGTACGGTCGCATAGGAATACAGCTCGCTTGCCCTTTTGGGTAGCCTCGTTGCATATGCGAAGACCTAAGTAGGTCTTTCCAGCCCCTGTAGGGGCCATGATTAATTGATTCTTGTGCCCGGCTCTAAACCCTTGGCGTAAAGCTTCATGGGCTTGTACTTGGAAGGGTCTAGGTTCGGGGAATTTGGTTCCATCATCATGCTCACTTGGCACTAGGTTTGAGGTCATTTTTTACCTTTGAGTTTGTCGTTTTCTTTTTGGAGTTTCTTAACCATCTTCACAGCTTCATTTTTTTCTGCCATGAGTCCATGGAAACGGATCTCCATTTGAGCGTTTAAGTAATTCAGACGCTTGATCTCTTCATGAGCTACAGCCAAGGCATCATCAGCCTCTAAGAGCTTGTACATCATCTCTTGATCTGCCTGCAATGCCAGCTCTGAAGCACGAATTTCTTCGTCATCAGGAGCTTGCCCAGCATATGGATCAGGTTCAGTGGGTGTAGTCGGACTACGCTCTTGAGAAATCTTCTCCGCTACCTTTTGAATGCTCTTCTTTTTGTTCTCAATCTGCTTTTCTTTGATCTCAGGTCTACGAATAGCCCCAACAAAAGTAACTGAAACACCGCAAAGGATTGCAA